CCCATCATTAAGTTTGAGTCAGGATACCATCTTGATAAGTTTATTAATCTTAAATCTATTTCAACAGAATAATTTTCATTATTTAATGCAAAATCTAATGGTATTGAAGTATCTTTGGTTGTAGTTAAATGCTCTATATTGGTTTCTTTTATACATTTGTAAAAATAACCATTTTTATAGTCTGCTGTATCATTACCGATATATTGATAGATTTTTCCTAATTCACTTGCACTTGCTGTTGGTAGTTCACTAACTTGAATTGAGGAACCACCACCTTGTATATCAATATTTCCAGAACCTAATATACTTTCATTATTAATAGTTTTAATATTTGTTCCACTAACTAAAGTGTCTTGTTTTCCTTCGACAACGTCTTGAATAGTATCATCTGTGCCATTTACAAAAACAGCATCACTTGTAGTGAAAGGTACAAACGGTCTATCATTTTCATCCTTTAAAATTTTAACTGGTAAATTTTGATTCATAATTCATTCCTCCTTTATGACCATATTTCTGTATATTCTTCACCATATGTTGGTGATAAATAAGGTGTTATATTACCTGGTGTTATAGTTTGATTTTCAATATCAATAGTACATTCACTTGCAGCTTCTGTGTTATCTACATAACTACTCATTTTAATATAAAATGTTCCTTTAAATTGTAGGTTAGTGTCTCCACAAGCATGTCGTTTATTTATACCCAGATATCTAGCATTACTGCCAGTATAATTAGTTACTACGCCATTAAAAGTAATAGTAACAGGATAAGCAGCACTTGTGGTGTGCGTATAAACTATATCTAAGGTAACCCAAGTATTCAAATCTGTGACAGCATTTGTAGAGGTAATAGTATAAACATTACCATTATATTTATGTTTAAGTTCTATTTTACCATCGGCTCTCCAAATAATTTGATGACCGTTAGTTACACTAGATATATTTGTTGTACGTACAGCATTCCAAGAACTACTGCTATTCGAATCAATATTTTTAAATATGAGTTTATCAGTATTTTCTGATCTACGCATAGTACATGTAATACGATGATTCCAAGCTCTTTTAGCTCCTGCATTATCATTAGGATTTAAACAATAATTACCCATAGCGTAATCTGCTTTAGTACCTGTTGTCTTCATAGGTAATGTAAACGGACCATTTATATAATAGTAGTCATGTACAACAGTTTTTGTTTGAAGAATAGGTTTATAAGTTTCTGTATTAGGATCGTAAGCACTCATTTGGTTAGTATTGTCACTATCGTTTAATCCGAAGTCTATCCAATTAGTACCGTCGTAAACTTGCATTCGTGTTGGTTGTTCCCAATAATTTCCAGGAGCCCAAACTTTTACTTTTCCATAACGGCCATTTGCCATATTTACCTCCTATAATGTTATTAATATATCCCCTACAATAGGATTAGTTAAAGCTGATGAGCTAAATCTAACTCTATTATAAGTTGAAGCTGCTGATGATTTTGTTAAATAAGATGAAAGTTGATTTGTTACATATGTTTGCATAGCTGTTGGTGTAGTGTATCTACTATCTGATTGAGTTTTAGTATAGTAATTATTTAAAGTAGATGTTTGTAAGTATCTAGAATCAGCTGCATTTTGTGTTAAAAATGGTGCATTAGCAATTGCAGTATTCATTTGTGTTGTTGTTGGATAATTTGTTAATGCACTATTAATACTATTAGTTACTTGCGTTGGTGTAGTATAAGTTGCAGCAGCATTTGTTATAGTTAAATAAGTATTGGCAGCTGCAGTTTTAGTTAAATAAGGTGTTAATGCATTACTTATTTTAGTATCTGTAGCTGTTGGTGTAATATATCTAGCATCTGATTGAGTCTTATTGTAATAATCAGAAGCAATATCAGAAGCTGTTACATAGTTTTCTGTTGTTAATGTATTGTTAATAAGCGTATTAACTTGAGCTTCTGTTTGAAATTTATTATCTGCTTGAGTTTTAGTATAGTATGTATTAGCAGCTTCAGTAGTAGTTAAATAATTACCAGCAGGTTGAATACCTAAATCAGACAATGTTTTATTTCCTGTTAAAGTAACGCCTGCAATTCTTGGTCTATTATCTAATTGATCATAATCAGTTATACCTATTTGATTTAATTTAGTACGTACTTCTGGAGTTAACATACCTTCTTCTACACTATTTGCCATAGGTGTAATATAAATATCTCCAGCAGGTACAACAGAAACAGACTCAGCACTAACATATCTAGGTAGTGTTTGCCACCCTGGTGTGCTTGTATCTGCAGTACCATAATAATGTCTTGGTCCACAAGTATCTGCACCAGTAATAGTTGTTGCTGCATCAGCTGTATTAGCACGTAAGGCTAATGGAACACCAGTATTAAGTGTGTTTTTGATAGCACTAATATCATTTGTATTAGTATTTACACGACTTGTTAAAGTATTTATTAATTGTTGTTCAGTATTTAATGTATTATTAATAGCTGAAATAGCAGCAGTATGATTAGCAACTACAGTATTTGTGCTATTTAAATCTGTTCTTAATTGACCTGTGGCAGTTTGTAGATTACTAATTGCTTGTGAATTAGCATCAATATCATGTCTGTTATCAGTTACATTTGTTTGTAACTCACTGATTTGATTAGTATGTTGTCCAACAGTAGTATTTAAAGTATTAAAATTTTGAGTTAGTCTGGCTATATTGTTTGTATTCGTATCTACATCTGTTCTTAATACTTGTACTGTATCTTCTAATGTATCTACACGACCATCTAATAAATCTGTTATATTATATAAATCAGCAATATCTTCTTCATTTTTAGTAATACGTGTATTGTGTTCATCTAAGATTTTATCTATATAAGGAATGTGATAACTTCCTTCAATAGTATCATCTGTGAACAAGATACGTAATACCTCTGTATTATAGTCACCTTGAGTTTGATTTTTATTTAGAATAGCATTATAAGCTTCATGTGTTACTATGTCTCCATAATTATAATCCGTTTCTAAACGTATAAACTTAGGTTCATATAATAGTCCAACATGTTCATTGTGTTCTTGCATTTTGTCCTCCTATCTCGCATTCATTGTGCGATACACAAAATTTATATTTGATAATTCAAAATAATTATCTGTTGAAATTACTAATTGTAATTTAATAGCACGTCCTTTACCTTTAGTTTCTACACGTAGCGTTTTTATGTCATTATTAGAAAAATGTGATAGATCTAATACAAAACCCACATTATGTTTGAATATAGTAGGCATCCAGTAATTAGCGTAATATGGATCGTCTAATGTTTTTGGTTGATAAATATTATCTTTATCTGCAACATCAGGAATTATAACAGACTCTACATTTGTTGTTCCACCTTGTTCAGAATAGTAATCATAAAGATGATCACTTGCTGCTCTTATTAAACCTGGAATCGGTGTATCTACAAGATTCTCTGTAGGAATAATAGCAATATTATTATTACCTGCTAGAACGGTATCATAGTTTTGTGTAGTCTGTTTTTTACCATCTACAAACACATCATATTTTAAGAATGTAGTAGATGCCGTCAACCTAGACACATTAGAGTCTTCATTATTAACTGTGCCATTTAAAAGCTTATCAGTATTATTTTCTAATTTTAAATTAAATTGTATTTCTCTAAAACGTTTTTCATTAGTTACTTCTAAACTGACATATCCAGTATCTACATAAGTTAATAATCTAGCATGTACTGGAATAATATGTTGGTCATTTGGGTTTTCAGAATCAGCATAGTATAGTCCTACAGTATCAGATTCTAATGGGTCTATTTTATATGGTGCGAATATATTCTCATGTGTATTAAAACAGTATAAACTACTACTGTACTTACTTGTATATGTTAGTTTTGATGCAAACGTACCAGTACTAGAACCTAATTGATATAAATGTGTAACCCAAGTACGCGTAATAATATTATAAACTAAACTAAATTTATAAATACGTCCATCAATATATGTTGTCTCTTCATTAGCATGATAAATAACTTTTAGTAAATAATTATAATAAACGCAGTCTTGTTTTATTTCACTATATTCATTAACAATATCTTGTACTTGAACATAAGGAATATAAAAGTTTGTAGGCTCAGGCCAATGTTCTTCAAGACCTGGTTTTATAACATTTGTAATATAATAATTAGTTTTATCTTGAAGAACTTGAGTTAATATTGCATTTAAAGAGTCATAAAAGCTAGTCATAAACTCTGAAAGTTGTAATGAATTATCATAATTTTTTAAATCTGTTGCATCTGATGTATAAGCATTAGGTTTTAAAACATAGAATTTATTTCTTGTTTTTATAAATATTTGATCTTTTAAAATTTGTATATTATTAGCATCAACTTCAGATAAGTTTAAATTAGTTAATATACATCTTTGAGTAGAATTTAAGATTCTTGTACCCATAGTTAATAAATATAAATCTGTTTTAGTAACTACTAATAGATAGTCTAAATAATTATAAGCTGCTAGTATTTCATTATTAAACTGTAATACATTGTATGGGTATGGGAAATAACCAGCATTGCCTGTTACAGAAAAGAATAATGTATTAGGTGCTTGTGGTATACCATATACTCCTAAACAATTAAACCAGTTAACCATGCCTTTACAAGTACTTAAATCAAAATTAATTAAAGGCGTCTCTACTGCAGTATCATTACAAATAACTGAGAATTGATGTACAGTTGTATTAGGATCATCAGCATGTGGGTCTGTCTTCTTTTCTAGAACAGATGGAATTACTTGATCATAATCACAAACGACAGGTATTGTACTTGTGTAATAATTATCACAAGTTACATAAAGTTCTGTGTGTAAATTTATAGGTCTAATAACAGTAGCTTTATTATTTGTTAAATGTAAATATTCACCACCTAAGTACGCAAACGGTAAGTCTGTAGGGCCAACACCTTCAACACGTATAGTTAAAGTAACGTAATCCTGATCTTCTGGTGCTAGTTCCAAATTTATATTAACTGTTTTATCAGTGTCAAATAAAACACTTTGATGTATCGGAATACAAGGTTTATTATCTGCAGTTGCATCAACATATAACTCACCAAGCGTTCCACGTTCAGCAATATACTGGAAAAAATTATTAGGATCTTGTTGTATATCTTCACTATGAAATTTAATACCTGCAGCTTCAGCAGATGTTCCACTAGGTCTATTAATATTTATAGTAACAGTAACTGGATCCTCAGTGGTTGGTTCTGGTTCTGGATCTGGTGTAGGTTCTGGTTCTGGTTCAACAGTTACTGGTTTTAAAGTAAAGAATAATATTGCTTTAGATAGTGTTGGCGTATATCTATAAATAAGATCATTATAGGTATCACATGTTATTTCAGGACTATCTTCATAATCAATTAATGTTTCACGTTCTGCATCTGTAGCAGTTAAATCTAATATTTCTACTTTATAATGGAAAGAATCTCCAGCTTGAGTGTATTGATACTTGCAATGTAAGTCATAACTTTCACCAGTACGAAACGTAAGTGTTGGAACATCTGGATTATTAACATTATAAGCAACAACACCAATAGGTGCTAATGCATTAGCACCTGATTTATTAACAAAACGATACGGATCATTTGAAAGCATATTAAAACCAGAAGTATATGCTTGTGCAGGAGTTAGTTCTAATGGTTCAATAACATTTCGTAAGAGCTGCCATGTACCGTCTGTTTTATAGTGTAATTGTAATTTAGTTAATTCAAAAGGTGCTAACTCATCTGTATCTTTATCTATATGCCAAGTACTAAAACAATATAGTTCGTGATCTATTAGTGTATATATAGGAATATGTTTAGTGTGTGTGATATTTAGCGCATTATAAACTAAAGGTATATTATTAGACGTTATACCGCCAATATTATATTCTGTATATAAATCATGCATACTTATTTCATCATAAGATAATTCAACTCCGTCATTTATAACAAAAGCAAAACCTTGTTCTTTAGTAGAACTATAATTATTAGTTTGTTCTTCTGAATCTTCATGCCAATAATTATTAGTAATATAATTGCTATCTTCTTTACCAAAAGAAAGAACAACAGTTTTTAAACCTTTATAAGTTGTAGGATCTTCTGCATCATCAAAGTAATATAAATCTTTCAACAAATGTGGTCTTCCTAATTGTTCTCTATCTAATACAATTCCAGTTTGTGAAACATAACCTGCTCTAGGTTTTAAATAATTATTAGTATCTGAAATATCTAAATTAACTATAGCTTTAGCAAACCCGTCTGGAATTATCTGGTCACTCCAAAACATCCCTTTAATAAAGGGAGGTAGTTGAGTTACATATCTTGATAGACGTTGCGCACGCTTATAAGCCTTTTGTGTTGTTGCCACGCATTACCACTCCTCTAGGATTCAAATCCCAAGGTCCCATTTCATGTACGTAAGTAAATGGAACAAAGCCACCAGTGTTGTCTTGGAACCACCAAGGTACTTGATTTAAATAATCTCGCGTCATTTTAAATAACGCCCCTTCATATCTGTTCTGATAATCCAATGCTATCATTTCGCCTTCTTCATCTCTAGTATAATATTTAAGTGCAGCACCTAAAGCAACTACAGAACGTATATACTCATCTGGAAAAGCATCATACACAGTTCTATCACGCATAAAACGTGGATCTGTAATTTGTGAATTCCATTTGTCGACAAAGTCAGGCCAATCTGTAAAAGTTGGAAACTTTGCTTGAAGTCTTTCATTAATATCATCGATAACTAAATCCATGAAATAATATATGTCAGGTTCTCTAACATAGTCTGAAGCTATATAACTTCTGTTAATATAGTCTACAATTTTATTTATACGCATAAGTCCTCCTAAAAAATAAGTAAAAAGACAGGGAATTGTCTTCCCTGTCTTTTATAAATGTAATTCACCTGGTTGGTGTTCGAAGTTATTACTAACATCACTAACACGTTTTTGGTGTTCTATCATGGCGTCTATACGTTTAATCTTAGCCACTATATGATCAGCATGTGTCTTATTAATACTGTAAGTTTGTCCATCGGCTGGGATATCCACAATTATCCCATTGACAGATACACGAACTACTCTACCTAAATAAGGCGCATAGAACGGAGAAATAGTTACTGGAACTTTAACTTCATTTCTATATCTTTCAACCAAACGTTTACGTTTAGCTTCTAGTTCATTATACTTACGAGCTGCTACAGCTTCAACAGTATCAACTCTAACACTTTTTTGTTCAATAGGTTGGCTAAGTTCTGCACTAGCTTCAGTCAATGCTGCGTCTAATGCATCTTTAGTTTTGGTAGCCATATTCAAATCCTCCTATCTGATTACTACTATATAATATTAGCTTGAGATGGTACACAGTAGTAGCATACCACTGCTTCAGTTCTTGTTGAACCAAATCCAACACTGTTAATTTTGAATCCGATAGATTGTCTTTGATCAATAGGGTCTAGTACACCAGAAGATCCTAAAGGTTTAACGTACATTTTAGCATTGCCTTGACCTGCGATTTCAGTTCTAGTTAAACAGTCAGCACCTAGAACAAAAATTCTATGTACTTTTAATTCATAAGAGCCTGCAGGTATATTCCATACTTTTAGGTCAGGAATATAAGAAGCTTTTTGTCCTGTTCTAGAATCTCTTACCCAGTTATCAGCTGCTGCAACTTTATAAGTAGCTGCATCTAAATCTGCGTAAGTATATCCACCGCTGCCATCTGGAGCATATGTACGTAAGAATGTACCAGATGCAGTAGTATATTCACCACTGTCATCAATGTGCATTGTTTCGTAGAACTCTAGTCCAAACATTGGAGGAATAGGTCCCATATCATCATAGAATCCTTTAGTAGTTTGATTGATAGTCATATACTTTTCAACAAGTGGATCACTAATCATATCAAAATAGAAATCAGGAGTTCCTATAACATGGTATCTATTTCCATTTCTAGGTTTAACTAATTGTTTCTTCATTGATAATGCAATAACTCTTAAATCATTAAGAGATGGTACATCGCCAATTTCTAGTTCATCGAAACTTGCTCTTGCATTAGCATAAGCAGCTTGAGCTACTGTAGTTAATGCTTCACGTGCTAGAAGGTCTAAAGTCTCCATAGCAACGATTGCATATTCTTTTGTATAATGTGCAATAACTGGATCGATAGTTTCGAAATCTACTCTATCAGTGAATTCCATGTAACGGCCATATGAGAATGTACCGATTTCATAGCTTTCCATTGAACCTTTATCTGAGAATGGTGGAACACCTTCTGCTAAAGGTACAGTGTGAGCTTGTAATGGAGCCCATCTACGAATTTGTAGTTTTTCAGCATTACCTTGAATTGGTGTAGTGTTAGCCAATCTGTAGAATACAAAGTGGCTTTCATCTAAACGGATTGTATCTAATAATTGTTTATCATAGAATAATTCAGGTCTAATTGAATATCCATGATTTCTAAAGTACTCAATAAATGAGTTAATGTCTGCTACTGGATTTAAAGCATTTAACATAATATCTACCTCCTATAAATAATTTTATTTATTATTGATAGGCATTGATTGTAATAGGCTATTGAACTCTGCCATTGTATTTACATTTGTGGGTTCTGGGTCTTTCTTTCCAGATTTCCCATCAGGGTTTGCAGCATTGTTAGCCTTAGAGTTTTGAGCTATCCATTCTTGTCTAGCTTCTTCTATCATTTTATCTTTTAGTTTATTAAAGAATAAACCTTGATAAAGCGTAACGAAGTTAGTACCTGGAGCTGTCAAATCAATGTGCTCACGTACTGCTAAATCAACAAATTCTTTTATATCTTTATCTGTTAATTTAAACGTTTCTTGAAGCCCTTGTAGATTAGCCATAAAGGTTTGTCTATTTTGTGACTCAATTAATGCACTATTTTGATTTTCAAGTGCATCCATACGCTTTAATAACTCTGGGCTTACCTGACTACTCTGAGCTTGTCTTTTATAAGACTCCTCTTCAAGAGCTTTCATAAAGTCTTGTTCGGAACCCTGGTAGTTAGCACCCTTCATTATTTGCTGTAAGAACTTTTTATATCTTGAATTTTCAGTTCTTAATGAAGCAAATGCTTCGTTTTGTTTCTTCTGTTCATCTGATGGTTCAATTACTAGTGGCTCTGCACTTTTAGTAGCTTCAGTACTTTGTGTAGATGCATTATTATCACCGTTATTTACCTCAGGTGTCGCAGTAGAACTACCTTCATTCGACACGTTCGTAGCATCAGTATTACCAGCATTTGTATTATCTGCTGGTGGATTAGATGTGTCCACGCCGAGATCAGATAGAATAGCTTGATAATCTTCTGGCATTTTTATCCTCCTTATCTTTGTGATCGCCGAGTTCACAGAGGTAGATAGACTACACGTCATACGGCTGACGGAAGCCTATGCCTATCTAATTAAAGTATATTTTAGTAAATTAAAAAAGTCAATACATAGTATTGACTTTACGATTATTTTTTCTTACCGCCTTTTTTACAAGCCATCTTACTCACCTGTATATGTCCCTTCTACGCCAAGAATAGTAACGCCTTGTTTAATATTCTCTGCGATAATATTAGCATCGATTGCAGCTGTAACTGCATTAATTTTTACTTCAGATAGTCCAGTGTAACCTGTATCTGCAGCAATAGTTTGTTCAGATGTAGTTGGATCTACAGTTTTAGCTTGATTATTAATATCACCTGTACTTCCTAAATCTACTGGAACATCAGTCCATTTAGATTCGAAAGCAACAACTTGTACTTTATAATTAGCGGTAGTGGTGTCGGGATCAGTTGATGTATCTGTTAAAGAACCAACATAATATTCAACAATACCACCAGCTAACTGCTCTCTAATAACTTTATCTATTTCAAATACAAGCCATGGTTTTTCTTTATTATAAGCTAGCTTAATCATAGAATCTCCTTTCTATAAATTTTATTAATCACCGAATACAGCTTCTCCGCCTTTATCAACAACAAGTCCATTAACAGTTTCTTTAATTTTGTCAATGTCTTGATCGCCTTTGATAAAGAACTTAGCTCCTCTTTTAACGATTTGGAAATCAGGACCAGTAACGCCATAAGTATTTTTAATAGCGTTGTATTGTGCTTCAGTGATTTCTTCTTCAACTAAAAGATAAAGATCAGTATTCATATCTTCGTCATAAACTCCTGGGAATTCATGAATAACATTTTCAGCCATTTTGCATCCTCCTTTCTTAATTTATCTACATAGGTAGTGCACTAGCTAAGTCAGCTGTTTGCGAATCTACTCCCGCCTGAGCCGCTTGTGGTGAACCACCGACTAAGCCTCCTATATCTGCAGCTGTTGCAGTGTTACCTAGCGTAGTTTGTTGTTGATCAGCTTGTAATTGATTTGCTACTTGTTCAACAGCAACGTCTGGGTCGACACCACCTTCTACTAGATTAGCAAACATTTCAAGCGTTTTAGCAACTTGCTCTGTAATTTGAGTATTACGTTGAATACCCATACGTTTAAATATCATATCCTTGAATGGAATATCTTGCATCAATAACCATTCTTCAACAGTAATGATTTCAGGATCTGGTTTATATTGAGCTTGTTTTTCAAGAAGCATATTAGCAATAGCAGCCAGTCTTGTTTTATTTCTAGGTAAATAAGATTGTATATCTAAACTATAACGGAATCTAATATCGTCATCTATTGCAGGGAAATCAAACTGTACAGTTTTAATTTGCTGTGTGATAGGATCTTTAACTGTGTAAGAACGTTTATCACCATAGATAACAAGATTATTAACAACAAGTTCAGTTAAACGTTTAGTATACTCTTCATATAAGAATATCTTTTGATTATCTCTTTGCGTAGTAGATTCCATTAAGGCATCCATACCACCAGTAGTTTGAATTGAGTTAGTTTTCTTACCAGCATATACAGCATCAATACCAGAACATTCCTTAATGTCATTACCTAAGTCTTGTTTAACTTGTAATAACTCAGGTGGAAGTTGTGGGAATTGAGCGTAGTGTACTGCAGTAGTAGCATCTCCATTAACAATAAATGTTTTATCTGCATCGTTACCATATTTAGCAAACTGTCTTAGGTTAATACCTGATGCAGCATTAACAAATCTTGGTGGACGTTGCGCTTTATATGCATGAGTTGCATAAATGGAATTCAATAAGTTATAAGTTAAGTTAGATTGAAATTGTTTAGCTGGTTCAGAAGCTCCAACTAAGTCTCCTGCTGGATCATTACAATATAATACAGCAAATGGGAACATACGAGGTTTCAAATCTTGATTACAATATAGAACATATTGTTCATCTAGTAGGTGAACCTCACATATCTTATAACCATCCTTATTAGATTTGGAATCATCCGTATAAATAGTGTAATAATAGGTAAGTCTATGGTAATTCGATCTAGAATCAGCGCCTTTAGCACGTTCAGTTGCTGCAGGAAACTGTTCTATCTCACCGAATGCAGCTAGCTTTCCTATATTCTTTTCTATTTCTTGGAGTCTTTCCTTGTATATTTCCTTTGATTTAATTATTTCTAGAGAATAATCATCAAAGTAATAGCAGAATTCGGAATTATCAAACACATCGGCATAAGGATCACGTCTAAATTTCATAGGATCTATATTCTTAAACTTGATATCTCCCTTATACCAATAATTCTTGGTTCCACCTACTAGATTCTTGTCCCAACCTACCATAGTTACACCTATATTTAGTAGGGCTGCACGTTCTCCAGCTAAGAATTGGTAATAATCTGCTTTAACATTATCCCAAATTGTTTCAAGAGCTGAGTTAAACTCTACAACATACTTAATATCGTCTTCAGAACGTGGCATTAGACTGGCATAACGACCAGTCGTGTATATTGAAGCTAAAATATTTTCTTTAATATAGTTTACCCAGTTAGAATCTGGGGTTAATTGGTACTTAGGGAACCTTGCACGGATAACATCCCACATTTTTCCGCGGTCAGTACCATCAAGCATACGCATACGCTCAGTTACTTTAGTGTATCTGGTCTCTGTATCCTTGATTCTGTGCTTAATACACTCTATAGTTATACCTTCAGGTAATAACTCAGAGCCATAAATGTCTTTTAGTATCTTTTTTGTGTTGGTTTTACTCATACACGATCACTGCCTCCCATAATATCGTTCACTTCTTTAAGTGTTTCATCTAAATCTTTATAAGCTTGGTCCATTTTTGGATCTTCTTTAAGCATTTTTTCTTCAAGAGCCTCCATATCGATAGGGGTTATTGGCTTATTATCTTCGATATGGTGCTCTTCAATTATAATTTTAAATGGTTTTCTCGTGATTAGCAATACTAATAGTGCTCCAAGTATAAAAAATAATAAATTTTCCATTCTAAAATACACCTCCTTCTATACCAAACGCTGTAGTTTGGTCGTATTGTAATGGATTTTCATCTGAATCATCTGATAACTGCCACACTTGATTGCGTTTAGCCTCAGCTTTTTCTTCCTCAGCTGAGATGGGTCTGCCATATTCGTCATATCCAGTAAGGAATAAACGGTTTGGATTCGCAGGAAGTTCCATCGCAATCCATTCAAGAGCGTTAATTGCGTGGTTATTAGCATCAATTGGTTTGTTATCGGATGTTTTGTCATCTAATGACTTTGGTTTAAACTTATATTCTTTTAGTTCGTTAATTAGGAACGTACAACAATCCCATATTTCAAGACAACCTGACTCAATGTAGTCGTTTAATCTTATAATACGTGCATCAACATTAATATATCCTGGTTTAAAACTAATACCGTAGTCTTGGTAATGAGATATTAAATCTTTTTTATTATAATCTCGCTTATTATTTTTAGGATCTATGATCGGAGTTGTATACAATTGCCCAAAAGCAATGTCTTTAGAACCTTCTTTAAACAAAGCAACTAAATCTTTTAGTGGTGCATTGTTAGTGTGTTCAACTTTATAGACTACGAGCTTGTTTCTTTTTGTATCAACAGCAGCATAAACAAATGTCGCTTCATCCATAAGTCCGTAATCGTGAGCAATTAATATCTTCCAGTCTGGAAAATGCTTAGGTCCTAGTGGGTTTCCTTCAGAGTCTTTTGGTGTAGGAACAACGCACTTAGCTGCACTCGGATAAACAAGACCTTCAGCAAATAGAAATGATCCATGAATGAATCTCTTAATCCACCAGTCAGGTTTATTTCTTGAGTTTACTTGAATGTAGTCTGCTGGTAGGTAATGGTTAACATCTGTAGATGCTATATGTGTAGAGATGGCTGGGTCTATTGCAAGTGGATCTTGTTGAGACGCGTAGTCTTCATCTGCAAATCTACCATGCTTATAAATCTTATCTGAGACAAGTAAGACGTCAGTTCTTATCCATCCAGAGTCTGGGTTGGATTCACAGATTAACTTACGCCATGAATATCTGCGATCCTTTGTAGCTGCAGCCATGTTACGCAAACGAGTCTTTAATTGATGGTATGCATCTGCATCTATCTCAGATGCTTCTAGCATAACAACAAGAGAGTAGTTATTTGAACGTAGCTTATCTGGATCGTCAAATGGTCGAAGCATAAGTCTCGCTCCATTGATAAAGTCAATGTAGGCTTTTTGTACAGACCTAGATTCTTGAAATGCAAGTGGAAAAGACTTTTCAAAATCTCTAAGTAAGGTTTGTTCATATTGAGATGTAATGTTTGCACCTAATAATATGTTAGCGTTAGGTGTGATCAGAATATGTTTCTCAATCTCTTTCTCAGAGGTCTTAGTTTTTCCAGTACCATAGGAACCGAAGTTACCTATAATACGATGGGAATCAAGGTGCACCGCGGCTTGGTGTGGCATCGGATGGTATGTATCTACGAATGTATTGCATACAGCATTCGAACATTCTAGCCAGTCTGTAGATGGTGCTCCTGAGATTGAAATAGTTGGCACTAACGGAGAAGAGCACCTAGGACATAGGTGCTTGTTATATAAGGTATCTTGAATCGTATTTGGTTTAGTCGCGTAATAATTCTCAAACGGCTCTAGTGCTTCATCTATTGTCTGATCTTGAACAATATCTTTAGTAGTGTCCGAAGTAGAATCTTTGGCATTTTCTAGTAACCTTTCCGATTTAATCTGTGCTAGATTCAGACGTTGACTCATCTGTGTCCTCTTGCGTCTTCTTAAAGATCTCGTCTTTAATTCTTGAATAGGTTGTAGCAAATGCAGCCTTCTCTTCATCAGATAGAGCGTTGAATCTTTCTTCAATTTTCTTGTTTGTAAGTTCTAAGATAGCTTCATCTTCAATGCTAAGCCTAGGTGCATCTGGATAGTAACTATTCAAAACGTTAGATGTTAGGGTATCAACTGTGTCATATAAGGATTCACGGATCCCCTTGTGCGCTGCATCAAGCTCCTTAAGCGTAAGCTTGTCTTCATCAATCGCATGTTCAGCAACTGCAGTAAAGACATCTAATAGATGTTTAGTTAGCGTTCCTAGTAGTTGAAAGGTAGTCGCGGCATCAAGCTGTGGAGTTACATACACACCACATTTGCCGTCTTTGGTAATACCGATGGTTATGTATTTTTCAAGTTCTGGTTTCATAATTCCTCCTTATGTTTAGGATAGCACAGTTTTTATATTAAGTAAACAATTGTGTATTTTATTAAAGCCACACACACATGTGTCGGCTTTGTCGAAATAATGCCACTCTGTGAGCTGGCTGGATTAAAGGCCAACCCAGGGTATCTGGAAAACAAATTTAAATATTTAAACAACTAGATATATAAAAGATATCCTTGACAGAAGGAGGAATATAGAAATGTCAGAAGTTAAAAAACCATCTAAGACTACTACATCAAGTACTAATAAGAGTACTAAAACATCTAAGAAGACCACAACAGGTACTACTAAGAGTACCACAAAAATAGTAGCAAAGGAGGAAAATAATATGAAGAAAGCTACAAAACTAACAACAAAGAAAACAACAACAGTATCTAAAGAAGTAGATACAAAAAATCTAGAGAAAGGGATATCAGACATCTACAGTATAGTTCACAGTCATATCTGCAACATCAACAAGAAATACAGCAAAGGTATTGAGTCATACAGCATAGAAGAAATAACAGCTTATGTCAAAGCTCATAAACTAGAGAAAATGGCCACACAACTAGGAACACTACATAACACATTAGTTGATAATGCAATAGAAGCCTATAAACAAGCTAAACAAGAAAAAAGAGACAATGAAAGAAAATACATCAAAGATGAAAATGACAACAAAGACACAGCTAAGAAACATGAAGAAAGATTACAAAATGAATATGACACAGCCAAAACAGAAGAAGAAAGACTCTGTAAACTAATTACAAGAATAGTATTAGATATCAAGAAAGGAGGTGAATAATAATGAATATTGATGTTTATATAAAGTACAAAGTTAGAAGAGTTGTTGAGCTTAGTACAATAGAATATGACAACACATTTGTTGAGGAAAAGTTTGAACAAACAATAATAGCAGATGGTACTGAACTTATACAAAGTATTGCAGAAGATTTAAAACATCCTGATACAACATATGTTCATATAGATAGTAAAGAAATATCTATTACACACACTGCTTGTGGAACAGGAGATACAGCAGAGATTAGTTACTATATTGAAAATAATATGAAAGGAGAACAGTAATGACACAAGAAGAATTAGAACAAAAAGCACGTGAATATGCATTGAGTAATGTAGATGGTATTCTGCTTGGTATGACACCACAACGAGTAATTGAACTACAAAACTATGTGTTTATAGAACTTTATAATAAATACTACCAAGAATACATAGATAATCACAGTAAAGAAGTTAACTAGCTGATATGGTACATGACTTAGGTTGTGTACCACAATGAGCTAATTAGCTCAAGAAAGTGAGGTGATAAGATGCTTATCACAAGGTTAAAACAGAATCAAGTATTTGTATTTGGTTCAAATCTAGCAGGTAGACATGGTAAAGGTGCTGCCTTATATGCAAGAATGCATTTTGGAGCACAATATGGAATAGGTCAAGGACCTACTGGTCAATGCTATGCAATACCAACTAAAGATGCAAATCTTAGAGTATTATCTTTAGAAGTAATACAAAGATATCTACAGCAATTTATTGCTTATGCAAAAAACCATCAAGAGTTAGAGTTTCTATTAACACCAATAGGTACAGGTTTAGCTGGATATACTATAGCTCAACTAGAATCTATATTACCAGAATTACCAGCTAATGTTATTAAAACATGGTAATTAACGCGTAATCCTAACCAAACCTTGGCCAGAGTGTTCTGGCCGTTTACCCTAACAGTCCGAAACAATCCAAAATAACATATAAAAACACATTTACAGTACTTTACAAAAGTGCGATATACTTTACACATTTTCCCAAATACCAAAAAATACCATTTCCCGAGATTTTTTTTTCTCCATTTCTATTACTCAGAGTTATAGTTAATTATTGATACATATTATGTATTAATATACTAATAAATACTATTTAATACTATATAATACTAGTCGCGATACAAAAAGCGTATCGATTTTCGCAAGTTTACCAAAGTAATAACTTTTGAAAAAAAAATCTTAATCACGTAAACTTTACATATTTACTTTACATGCGGACACTCGAATCGAATTCAATCGACCCACCTAGTCCATTAGAGCCGCAATCGAATACGACGGGTGAAGACTGGAGAATGACACTGTATGTGTAGAGATATTAGGTGAGCCCTGGTTTTTTACTACGGAGATGAAGCCGTTACTAGCCACGTAAAACCCGCTCACTTAATCTATCCAATCCGTATACTATCCAATCAGACCGACTATCCGTTTTCACTGAACTTACTTGCAACTTGCTTTTTAACAGGGAAGTAGAGATTTATCATAGTAACAATAGTTACCCAATAGTTGTCCTCGATGGTTGCGCTAAAGAAGATGGACTGCGGGAACTATTGTATAACAATAGTTACTATGATTTTTTGAAGGTGCAAGTTGCAATTAAGTTCATTGAAATTAAATATAAGTTATTACTAGATTATACATATACGAATGTGAATAGATGTAGAAGCATTCAGGAAACAATTACTAGTAGCACATATAACTTGGACCTACTAAATATAGGTCGTACAGAAGCGAGTAGAGCAAATGAGCATTCACTAGCCTTACACGCTTGTGTAAGGCTTATATATTAACCAGTATAAGTCTTAGAAAGGATTTGATATTATGAATTGGTTAGAAAAAACAAATAGCACAGTTGTAGCTACAGTTAAACCTGGAATACAACAATTAGAAATCATTGGAGTTGAAGACAAGTCTGATGAGAAAGGTAATAGAGTTCTTGTAACATTTAAAACACCTAACGGAGCAACTATTAATAGAATGTTCTTTGAAAAATCTATTACAGCAACAGATCCAAAGGAGATGGATAACGATTACAACCATATGTTATTACAACTAGGATACGAAGAAAATGCTAAAGTTAAAGCATCTGACGTATTAAAAGTTGGTAACAAGTTTACTGGTAATGTAGCATATGGAACTACAGCACAAGGATTTACTAAAGTATATGTTAACATCACTGTTAGAGTATCTGTTGATACAGTTGAAGAGCCTATTGAATAAATAGGCTTTTCTAAAATTATTGAGGTTAAATATGGGATTAATAATATCTGAAAGAAAATTTACACAAGAAGAAATACAAAAATACTTAGCGAAAGGTTATCGATTAGCCGAGTCTGATGGAAAGAATTTTCCAGTTGTACACCGTGGTGAGGCAGTTAAGTTTATCTTAAATCCAAAGAAAATGTATAGCATTAATATTCAAAACATTTCAACATTATTATATACAAAGAAATCTAAACATCACGTAACAATAGAATTCGAAGGTAAAACATATCATTTAGATAATCCAGAAGAATGGAAGAAAACTTATCAAGATGAACACGATCAGTTACGACAAGTAACAGAGTACCATCCAGTGTATGAGAGATATCGTGAAAAGTGCAGAGAATACTTTGAACAAGAAGAAGTTAAAACAATTGCTCAACAGTTCGATGCCCTTGATAAATACATAGATATCAACATGGATGAAGCAGAACTTGTTCCTTTTGTGCGTGCTTTTGCGCACTTGTATGACATCGAAGTAGATTATAATAACAAATTAAGTTTACTCAAAGCGTATTCAAGCATTAAATACTATATGGATAACAACTTAGATTATCTCAATGAAGTACATAGTATAGCTATCGAAGATGAACCGATGTTTAGTCCAGAGATGTTTGATTTAAGTAAAACAAGCAGCGAAGAACAAGTTGAAATATTACCTGTAGGTAATGAAACATTGTTTGAAGACTTAATGTATAAGACAACTACGACTGCAAGTATCGATGACGTATTAAATACTGTAAATTCTACCACAGATTATCAACCTTGCATTGACTAATATCAATTAATTTGATACAATTAAAGTGTAATACAGATAGGAGGATAACCGTAATGTCAGATACTATTAGAAAATACTACTTGTGGCTAATAAAAAACTTTGCAAATGTAGAGTTAACAGGTTGCCACGACATGGCTGTGCTTCTTGCAGTGTATGATAGTTCAAAACTATTAAAAGATAATTTAGAAGAAGCATCTGCACAATGTGGAAAGAGTAGTGTCGCAATAGAAAAGTCTTGCAGATTCTACATTAAAAAGATCATGGAAGATTATACCTTAGAAGACATCTCAAAGTTCTTTGATTATAGATTTAAGAATAGTATAAAAGATTCTCTAAACTTAGCAGAATTTATACCTATTGTAAAAATATATCTAGAACAATTAGATGAAACAGAATAAGCTACTTTAAAAGTAGCGCATAGTCTAATAATATTTATGAGTTAAGCGTTCGCTCCCGAGGAGCATTTCACACTTTGAAAGTATTTATTATTAGATTATACGGTACTGTTAAAGTACCATTTAACCTCGTGCCTGCATAATGTAAAGACAATAATTCCAAATTATTATTTTCTTTTTTGTTTTCTTTTCATAAAGAATACATCCTACTCTATTAATTCTTGGGGCTGCTGCAGGCACCAGCCCATAGTTATGGTGTCGACTAGGTAAATTACTAGAAAACACCACTGTTCTCATAAAGTATTAAGGTCTCAACTCAGCCTTAATACCCACAAATGTTTTTTCAGTAGCAAGATATACTTTACTTCCAATTCATAAAGTATATTTCACTTTTTAATTGGTTAACTGGCGTGGTGCTACTGCACGCTTTTTATTTAACTATCAACTCTACGCCATTAGAGTTTATAGATATAGATTTTTGAAAGGAGAATGAATATGGCAAAAGCAAAAGTCTTAGATGACAAAGTTGTTATCATTAGTGAAGTGTTAACTAATAACAACATTGAAAAAGTTAGTTTACTAGCACCATCAATACTAACTTTAAAGGATGAATACGAGGACAAAACTTTATACGAAGTTACTACAGGATCTTGTAATTCATTTACAACTTATGGTGCAATCTTCAACGATGGTAAATCAATCGCAGGTGTAACTGTTAACGCAGATACAGAAGAAGCTAGAAAAGCTAAGATGCAAAACATCGTAGTTGCTATTCTAACTAAAGTAAACGCAGTTGAAAAACAAGTTGAAGAATATTTAGCAAATGCTGATGACACTGCAGCAGATGTAGAATTTTTAGATTAATTAGAGGAGGATGCATATGATACACGTTATAGTTGGAACAAGTTCTTTCAGAAATGAAAAGAACTATCCTGCAGATACAACAATTAGAAACATACTTGAAGATAATGCAGTTGATTATTCAGTAGCACAAGTAATGTTAGATGGCGCTTCATTACAACCAGGCGATATGGATAGAACATTAGCTGAAAAAGAAATCAAAGAAAAATGTATGTTAATTGCTGTAGTTAAAGCTGCAAATGCATAATAACTGAGGCGATTAACCATCGCCTCTTTAATTTTTTAAAGGAGGAATCATGTTAAGAGTAAGTACAGATTGGAATTATACACGCTTACTTGGTGTTAACCAAACAATACACAGAGAAGTATTCGGAACACGTCATACAGATTTAGGTTATATACCAAGTATTAATACTGGCGCAGAATTATTACCATTTATTTTTAGAGGTTATGAGTTAGATCAATATACTTATAACGATGAAAGTATTAATAGACCAGATATTATAGAGAATATCGAAAATAAAATTGAAAATTTAAATGAGAATACAATTGGAATCTACCATATATATACAACAAATGTTACAGAGTTAATGCCTGAATTAATTAACAAAGGTTTTGATAGATTAGAACCAGAGTTTGAAGAACTTTATACTAAATGTGTTTGTCAAATGATGGATAGAGAATATCTAAATAATGATGACATCTTTGGTACAGCAGTTAAACACAACTCTAAACTAGCAGTAATTATTATTTCTAATTACATAGATTCTACACAAGCATCAGGTCATTTTCTAACTGTAGGTTTATTACCAGAATTATTCCCACAAATAAAAGAACAAATGAATACTGAAATTGAATTAAACTTTTATAAAGAATTAGTTCATCGTTCACAATTAAAAAGAATTGTTAACAACGTAGCAACAACATTATTTGATACACTAATGGCTAGTGGAATTTATGCAGATAAGATAGAAGAGATTTTATTTAATGCATCAATAAATAATGTAGTTAATTCTAGAATTAATAAAGCTAGAAGTGATATTGAAAATTCTAGATACGAAGCAGAAGACGCATTGAATAGATATGCAAACGCACAAAGAAAATACTTTGCAGCTTCTGATGTATTGAAAGCAATGGAACAAGATAAGGATGCAGTTATCGAAGAGTTTAAGACAGCTTTAAAAACCGAAGGTGTTGTTAAAAGATATTTCGACAATAACAGTATTCTAGTTGTTTTAAAAACTCCAGTAACATTCTTCGAACCTGATGAAGCAGAATTAGTTGAGCATAATATTGATAATGCTCTATTTAAATATGTTTACCACAGACTCTTTGTAACTGGAGATCTTAAATTAAATGTATTAACTGAATTTAAATTTAAGTTTGGTACTAGTGGAGGCAATACTGACCTTACACTTGGTGTATTAGAAGAAGATCAACAAGCATTCAATGCATTATATAATCCACATATTCATTACTTTAATTGTGTTGGAGATTATAGACCTAAGTTAATAGACGCTGTAGAAAAACAAGACTTATTAATGTTTATTAATATAGCTCTTGCATCTAGTAAATCATTTAACTTCAGAGATTCTGCAGTTATGAATCGTTGGTTTGCAGATATGTCTAGATATTGTGAACGTTTAATACACGGAGACTATTGTTACTTTAAAGACATCAAGTGTTTATACGATGAAAATGGTGAATATAGTTTTGCAGATATGTATCAAGAGTATCTAAAAAGTTTGGAAACAAACGAACCTAATTTAACAGGACCTGATACAACAGAATTACCTATTACAGATACTGTTGATGAAACTAATAATGAACCAGAAGCAGAAGCAACTGAAGAATATTATGATGAAGACTACGAAGAAGAAGGAGATGATTGGCTTGAGTAAGATACAATTAATTACATTAGATCCAGTTAAAGAAGTTGTTAAACAAAAATTAATTGAACAATATGATAGTACAAAGTTTATTAATACAACTTCAGTACATGTTAACTTAGATTTAAAAGATATTTTAAATACATATGTTGAACAATTACAAGTACCAGATCCTGTTATCTGTATAACTACAGATGCATATGCTAAAATGCAAACTCTAGTTAATGAAACAGATACTGAAATAGGATGGTATGGTACTGTTGAAAAGATTGAAGGATTAAATGAAACGTATCTAATTAAAGATATATTAGTTTATCCACAAACAGTAACAGGTGCAACATGTGAACAAGATGATGATAGAATCTTCGAGTTCGAAATGGAATTAACAACAGAACAAGTTAATGAAAAAAGATTTCATGGACACTCTCATGTTAATATGGGTGTAACACCATCAGGTGTAGATGAATCCTTTTATCAGGATTTATTGACACAAATAAATGACTATTTAATCGTGTTAGTTATTAATAAGAAAGGCGATTACACCTTACGTTTCTATGATGTAGAACATAATTTAATGTATTCTGATTTACAATTGAACGTAATTTTAAATAGTGGAGAACAAGTAATGTTATGGTATAATAATAATATAGAAACAAAATTGAAGAAACCAACCCCAGTTCAAACAGCATTACCAATTACAACAACCACTACTAAAACTAAAAAGAGTAAGAAGACTTCGAATCCATATGATGACTATGATTGGGATGATTATATGTACGACATGGCTGAATATGGATACCCACATTATACTGATAGAAGATATTTATAAGGAGTAATATGAAATCTAAATCTATTAACAGCTTCGAAGAGACAGCATTCGTTTCTGTTGTAGGAGAAACATTATATATCAATGAGGCAAAGAGCAAGTTCTTACCAAAGTATGTATATTATTTGTGCCAATCATTTAATTGTACGGGTGCTTGCTTTCGTAACTCGTCACATATATACAAGTTAAAAGATTTAAAAGAAATGGAGGAATGGAATAATGTTAAATCACAGACAAAGAGAGCTAGACAAACAAAGTTACAAGATAAATAAATTTAATGCTGAGTTTGTTGAACAAGAAATAATAATTTCTGCATCAAAAGAAAAAGGTGAAGAGCATGGTAAGTATAAAGTTATTGGTACACGTCTTGGTATTATGACTTGTCTTGCTACATTAATCACAGAAATAATTAATAGTGATGCAATGTCTTATAAAGAGATAAAAGATTTATTAAAGACTGTTAAAAAATATTTAAAGGAAAGTGATAAACATGAACTTAAGTAAATCTTTAGAATATTTTGATCCACTTAATCAAGTTAAAAGTGCTATACATATTATAGGTGTAGGTGCTATGGGTTCAAGAATCGCAGAACTATTAGTTAGATTAGGTATTCCTAAGATACACATCTGGGATTTTGATACAGTTGAAGATAAGAATATAGCTAATCAATTATATATGCATAGACATATAGGGATGAAAAAAGTAGATGCCTTAGAATCTATACTTAGAAGTATTAATCCACAATTAATAGTGGTTAAACATGATAAGTATTTAGATCAACCTCTTGCTGGATATGTATTCCTATGCGTAGATAGTATTGAACTAAGATATAAAATTGCAAATCAAAATAAAGATAATGAATATGTTAAAGCAATGTTTGATACACGTATGAGATTAGAAGATGCACAAAGTTATGGTGCAGATTGGACAGATGAGGCACAAAGAAAAGCATTCTTAGCAACAATGAATTTTACTGATGCAGAAGCTAAAGAAGCTACGCCTGTATCTGCTTGTGGTACAACGCTTTCTGTAGCAAGTACTGTTGTAACAACTGCTGCATTAACAGTATCAAATTTTATGAATCTAATTCGTAAAGGTGAATGTAAGTTAATGATATTAGTAGACGCATTTAAATATACATTACAAACTTTTTAAGGAGGTAACTTATGGAAGAACGATTCGTTGAAGTAAGATTCTGTATCTTCATAGATTCTTTATTAAAAACATTCAAGTATTCCATTAAAGTTATAGATGTTATAGAAGCATACTGTGCACTAGGAAACATTGAAGACTATTTAATAAAGAAACTTATTAAACAAATCAAAGATAAGAGTGGACCTATCTGTACATATAAAGAAGAAGCTACATATCTTTATAAACAAATGGGTTATTCAATGCGAGACATATATAAACTTACAGGTATCTCAACAAGTACACAGTTAAAATTAAATAAATATTTATTAGCACACCCTCAAATGTATGAAGGATTACAGCCACATCTAGATACTTTAGAACATGAAGCTGTTAAAAAATTTATGAGGGTTGTAGATATTATGCGTACATTACATAATAGTTAGGAGACAATATGAATAGTATGATTAATATAGCGTTTGAAGAAAACGAAAAAGATTTTATTGAATGCCAAGAATTCTTTAATCAAATAGGACCTAATGCTTTATACATGACACACTATGAATTATCAGAAGCAACAGGAGTATCACCAATAACATGGAAACATTTCTTGATGGACCCAAGAGTTGCTGCATTCATAGCAGAAGAACTAGAGTTATTAAAACGTACTAAAGTATCTGTAATGTTAAAGACTGTAGATACAAATAGGAATACAGGTCAAGCACAATTACTTAATACTTTATTAAACCAAACAAAAGCATCTGATAAAAAGGAAGGACCTGTGTTTATTTATACACAGATTCCATTGAACGATCAAGAGATACATGCAGAGAATACGCAGGTGTATAATGAAAATAAGTCCAGTTAGATTATTAATTAAAGATACAAAAGTATTAGGTTTTGGTACAGGTAAAGACGAAGGTTGTGAAGTATTTCCAACAACGCCAATGTTATTACATAGATTAGGCTTACAACCCATAGATCAGAAACGTACATTAAAAGAATTAACAATAGATACAAAAGACTTACGTCCTTATCAAATTGAAGATATTAAATTCTTAGCTTCAAGAAAATGTTCTGCATGTTTTAATGAACAAAGAACAGGTAAGACACCGACTGCACTAGCAACTATGAAAGAAAAGAATGTTAAGAAATTATTAATAATAGCACCTGCATCTACGCTATATACTTGGGCTGAAGAATGTAAACGTTGGTGGTTTACTGAATTACCTGCTGTAGTAGTAGATGGTGTAGCAAGTAAACGTCGTAAGATTATAGAAGCTTGGCAACAAGGTGCACTTATTATAAGTTACGAATGTTTAAGAGAAATGAATCACGTAGTTAAAAATGAATATGGAGATATTGAAGAGTTATCTATCACAGGTGACTTAGGTTATATAGAAAAACATAGAGATATTGAAGGAGTAATATTAGACGAAGCACATAGAATTAAGAATCATAAATCAAAACAAGCTGCTGCTTTATTTAGTCTAATGTATATACCGAATAGAATTGCATTAACTGGTACACCAGCACCAGGAAAACAACATGAAATTTTTAGTATACTTCATTGGTTATATCCAAAAGTATTCACAGGTTATTGGAGATTTATAGATTATTATTTTACGCAGTATGAAGAGTACAATGCTAACGGTAAGTATAAAGTAATTGGTACCTTTAAACCAAATAAAGATAAAGAACTACAGCAATATCTTGATGTTATTTCTACGCGTCGCTTGCGTGCGTCTGTTATGGATTGGCTACCTGAGAAAGATAGAGAAGTAATTAAGCTACCACTCACAAAAGAACAAGAACAATATATAGATGAGCTTAATGCATACTTCGAAGTAACAGGTACTAATGTAGATGCAGTAAATATCTTAGCTAAGTTAATAAAGATAAGACAGATATTATTACACCCAGCAATTCTAGAATTAAAAGGTAAGTCACCTAAGTTAGAGTGGATTAAACAATATCTAAAAGATTATCCAGAGAAAAGCGTAATTGTTTTTAGTAACTTCACAGGTTGGTTAAAACTATTAGGTAAAGAATTAAACTGTGATAACTTTATTATAGGTGAAACAACTAAAGCAAGACGTGAAGAACTTAAACGTAAGTTTCAAAACAAAGAGATTAATTTATTATTAATAAATATTAAAGCAGGTAAAGAAGGAATCACTCTTGACACTGCTGATGTTGCTATCTTCACAGATAAGTATCCACCTGTAGGAGACATACAACAAGCTGAAGATAGATTTGTTGCAACAACAAAAGACAAATTAAATACAGGACATACAATAATAGATTTAGTTATGAAAGATAGCTACGAAGAAAATATTATGCAGTTGTTAAAGAACAATGCAAGTGAAGTAGATATTATAAATAACTATATTAAATATTTGAAAGGAGAATAATATGTTAAACCAAGTTATTATATTAGGTAAAATAAAAAGTATAGAAGAATCCAGTATGGTAATTACAGTATCTCGTTCATATAAAGATGAACATGGAGAGTATGGTAGTGATGATCTACCAGTAGATCTTTCTGAAAACATGATGCACAATGTTAAAGAGTACTGTAGTGTTGGTGATTTCGTGAGTGTGAAAGGTTCTTTAAGAAACGTACACAATCACGTTATTATAAATGGTGAGAAGCTTACTTTCTTAGCAAGTAAGAGTCCCGAAGGAAAGGAGGGAGAGACACATGAATAAGTTCCGTAAAGCAGCAAGACAAAAACTTAAAGCATCAATAATGATTGAAGGTCTTCAAGGTTCTGGTAAATCTGGACTGGCATTGTTATTTGCTAAAGCATTGACAGATGATTGGTCTAAGATATATGCAATTGATACTGAAAATAAATCATTAGATTTATTCCAAGGTATTAAAGCTAACACTGGCGAAACATTTGGTGAGTTTAACAAAGTAGATTTAACAGCTGAAGATGGTTATTCACCTAGTAATTATTTAACATTACGTGACGAAGCTATTCAAGCAGGTGCAGAAGTTGTAATCATGGATTCAATTTCACACATGTGGAATAGAAAAGGTGGAATGTTAGATATGGTTAGTGAAGCACAAAATGCAGGACTAGATAACTATAGATCATGGGGCACAGAACAAAACAGAAAAGAAAAAGAAGTTCTTAATGATATTGTTCGTTGTGCTGATGCTCATATAATCACAACAGTTCGTATTAAAGAAAAGTTTGGTCTTGAGTTTGATGAAATTAAAGGTAAGAATAAAGTAGTATCCTTAGGTGAACAAGAGATACAACAAGATGGTTTAAAATATGAACCAGACTTAGTTGTAAGAATGGTATCAGCTGGTAACATAGATGGTACTAATCCTGTCATAACTATAATCAAATCAAGATATGCTATTCTAAGAACTGGTGAAGACTATGAAGTTACGCCTGAATTATTATCACAACTAAGACAATACTTAGACGAAGGCATTGATCCAGAAGAAATCTTTAAAGTACAACGTGCTGATATCATAGAACAAATTAAAGCATACTGTGATACACCAGCTAAAAGATCAATTTGGAAAGCACTAAAAGAAGATAGTGGATATGTAGGTAAGACAGAAGATATGCCACTCGATTTAATCAAAAGATTATATCGTAAACTAATAGAGGAGTAATATGAAAAATATTGAAGAAGTTAAATTAACAGAAGTATCCCCTGTTGATTTAGAAAAAACTGAGGATACAGCAGAACGTATAGAAATTGAAGCGGTTGACTACAAAGATTTAAATAAAGAACAATTAGTTCAACTATTGGAAAGCAAGGATAAAACAATTGATAATTATGCAACTACTAAAGCTAACATAGAAAAAGCACACACCGATGAATTAACAGATTTAAATAATTATTATGCTAAGAAAATACAAGAACTAAATAGTCTAGTTAAATATTACGAAAGAAAATGTAATATAATAAGAGACATATTAAATATAGAAACAGGAGATGGAAAATAATATGGTAAATTTTGATGCACTTCCTAAAGATAAACCTAATAATCAAACAGAAATATCTGAAGGACAATATTGCGCAACAATCTTTGACGCAAAAATGATGGTTGGTAAAACCTCACAAAGAGAATACTTAAACGTATCATTTAAATTAGATGATGGTGGGTTCGTTAATGAAAATTATTTTGATAGCGATAAACCATTCTTATTATATAAACTAGGTCGACTTCTAAATGCATGCGGTGTTACAATTAATGGCGAAGGTTCATTAAAAGATATCGCAAAAGTAGTTAAAGGAAAGAAAGTAATTATTGACGTAGCTGTTAATGATAAAGGTTACGGCTCATTAGATTACTCTGGTGATAAAGAAGGTATCTATCCAGTAGATACTAAAGCACCAGCTAAAACTAAAGAAGAAGTAGTTGCAGATCCTGAAATTACAGACGCAATAGAACAAGACCCTTACGAAGATTTTTAATAGTTGAACTCATTCTTTGAATATTATTTCAGAGACTATGATTTTAGTAAAAGAGAAACAGCAGTTTGCTGTCCTTTTCCACATCATACTGCCTCTGGTTTAGAGTATAAAGAAACACATCCAAGTGCTCATATAAACTTGGATAAGGGTATGTTCCATTGTAAGGTTTGTGACAAAGGATTATCTGAGATCGGATTCATAGCTGAGATCTGTGGATGTAGTTATGAGTCCGCTGTTAAGATAGCAAAGATGTTTACAACTAAAGAAGATAGATGGACATGGAACGAGAATATAAAACTAACTCCAGAAATAAAAGAACTTTGTTTGAAGTTAGGTATATCTGAAAAGGTTATCGAAGAACTAGATATTCGTACAGAAATCGGAGATGAGATAGCCTTCCCAGTTTTCATGTATGATAAAGTTGTAGACGTAAGAAGTTATAGACCACACGATAGAGCTAATAAAATAAGAAGCCGTGTCGGTACTACAACTGGTATGATTATCCCATTTGATATATGGAGAGAAACACCTGTAAATAAATGGACTGTATTATGCGCAGGTGAAAAAGACATGGCTGTATGTAGAAGTCATGGGTTCAACGCAATCACTTTAACTGGTGGTGAAAAGGCATTACCTAAAATCACAACACCATTTAAAGATAGAAAAGTTGCAATCTGTTATGACAACGATGAAGCTGGTATATCAGGTGCGAATGCATTAGCTGCATTCTTAACACAGTATGCTAGTGAAGTTAAAGTTGTAACAAAATTTCATGAAGTTTGTAAAGAACATGGTGAAGATATCACTGACTTCTTTACCAAATACAATAAGACTAGACAAGACTTAATTAAATATATTGAAGAAACACCCGTGTTTACTTATGAACAAGCACGTGAAGAAGTATTAAAAAGTAAACCATTAATTAGTTTACTTGAAGCTAGTAAGCCACAATATATTAATAGAGTTGTTCAGTCTAATATTCAAGTTGTAGCTACATTTGAAAAGGCAATGCCTGTACCTACAACTATATATGCAAAGAAATTAAATAGTTCAGGAGATCCTAAATATAATCAGATGTTTGTAGGAGAAGAGAAGACTTGGGAATTGAATGAATCTACTTGTCAAGATGTATTAAAATTGATTGATAATAATTTTACTGAAGAACAAATAAGAAATAACATCCGTGAATTATTAGGTATAAGTAAATATGAACGTGATGTTAAAATAGAAAAACCTACTAAAGATGTAGTTTATGAATGTAACGTTACAGATTTATTTGAAGCTTCGACAAAAGATATAACCACAATAGAGTTTACTGCGTACGTATTAAAAAAGAAACTTGAAAGTGGTAAGAAGTATTTGATTACATATAAGTTGGTACCACATCCTTATAAAGGACAACAGTTGACTATGGTAATTTTAGATGTTGAAGAAGCTTGTGATAGTATAAGCAATTTTAGAATTACAGATGAAGTTAAGAATAATTTAGACTTATTTAAAAATTTACAAGGAACAGTATCTGAAAGACTACAGACTTTAGCTAACATGGTTAAAGCATATCTAGGATATGATGGTTACAATGATTTAATATTAGCAATCGATTTAAGTTATCATACAATTCTTGAATTTAATTTCGGAACATTTAAAAATATTAGAGGTTATTTGGATACTTTAATAGTAGCTGAGTCTCGTGTAGGTAAGTCATCTACAGCATCAACGTTACAACAGTTGTATAAGTTAGGTGCATTTACTTCACTAGCTGGTAATAGTGCAACCATTCCAGGTATTATTGGAGGTAGTACTAAAGTTAATGGTAACTATCAAACTCGTGCAGGTTTGATTCCTATGAATCATAGAGGTTTAATTATCTTTGAAGAATTAGCAAAAAGCAACGGTAATCTTATCAAAGAATTAACTGATATAAGAAGTAGTAATCAAGTTCGTATAGCAAGAGTTAGTGGTACATTAACACTACCAGCTTTAGTTCGTATGATTACATTATCTAATGTTAAGAATACAACTAATAAAATAAAACCAATTAATTCATATCCTAATGGTATAGATATATTGGTTGAATTAATAGGTTCACCAGAAGATATAGCAAGATATGATATCATGCTTGTATTAGGTGAACAAGGTAATAAAGTTATTAATCCATTCTGGGAACCTGCTACACCATTTGAACCTGAAGCGTATCAAACCAGAGTACGTTGGGTATGGAGTAGAACACCAGATCAAATCATTATAGATAAAGAAGTAGGTAAATATATCATAGATAAATGCAATGAACTAAATGAAGAATATGATTCACATATTAAAATATTTGGTACAGAAGCATGGAAAAAAGTATCTCGTTTAGCTATAGCAATCGCGGGTTATTTAGTTTCAACTGATTCAACTTATGAAAAGATAATAGTAACTAAAGAACATGTAGATGCTGCAGTAGAATTCTTAGTTCATATCTATGATAATGGTACATTTAAATTAAAAGAATATGTAACTATGGAACGTTTATATAATGAGATTGACGATGATGGTATTGCTTTATTACAAGAACTTTATAATCAAAATCCTAGTATGTTATTACAGTTAGAAAGATTAGCAAGAACTAATAAACAAAACTTAATGGCAGCTACAGGATTAGATGCAGACTTATATAATAAGTTTATGCAAAGATTAACGCAAGGATTATTTATACAATATGATGGCTATGATATATTGCCAACACAAAGATTTAGATTAGGTATGTCTAAAATAAATAAGGCTGCAGTTATTCATAAAGTAGGTGAGTTTGATGCGTAAGATTAAAGATGTATCTTATAAAGAGATATTAACTAAACAAGATTTACTAGACGCAATTAAACATTATCGAACTGTGAGTAATGATGTCATATTTTTTGATACAGAAACCACTGGATTAAATATTAAATATGATAAACCATTCTTAATCCCTTGGGGATATCTAAATAAAGAACATACTGCAGCTTCTATTTATTGTGTAGATGTAGATAAGGATGAACATTTATTCTTACAAACCGCATTAGCAATAATTAAATTAGCAAAAACAAAAGGATTATGTGGACATAATATTAAATATGACTTGCATATGTTAGATAATATAAACATTCCAATACCTGATAATCTACATTATATAGATACAATGATTTATATTAGATGTGCTCATGATGCATTGACTCCAGAAAATGGTGGTCCTCCACTAGGCTTAAAAGAATATGCTACGAAATATATAGATCGTAGCGCTAAAGATCATGAGCATATAATTAAACAAGAACGTACAGATATATCAAAGCGTTATAATAAAGCATTAAAAGATATCTTATATAAAGTAGATAAGAAATGGACAATGTCTTATTTAGATGATTACTTCAAAGATGTATTACATAGTGTAGATACACTTGATAATAATATTAAACAAGCATATAACGAATGGTATCAAACTATTCCTGAAGCTATTAGAAATAATATGACAACAGGAAGAGTTGAATCAGATAACATTTCATATGATTTCTTAAATAGAGAAAATACAATTACATATGCAATGCATGATATTATATGGACAATGGAAACTTATCTACAATGTTATGATACTATAACAGCTAGACAAACTTGGAATACAGTAGAGTATGAAGAATCAATAATTCCATCATTGATAAGAATGGAAGCGTGTGGATTCCAAATGGATACAGATTATATAAAACAAGTAACAAAAGATTTAGCAGACTATTTAAAACAACAACGAGATGCTTTGTTTAATTTAATCGATACAACAATTAGTGTTGGACAACATGCTAAAATAAAAGAAATCTTAATTAATAAATATAATCTAAATGTACCAGGTACTGGTAAAGAAGATTTAAATAGAACTTATGATGAACTTAAAGCTAAAGATCCTGACGCTGAAGTAATTAAATTCATAGGGTTAGTACAAGAACTTAGAACATTAGAAAAATGGTATGCAACTTATTTATTAAGATTTGTTAGAGAAATAGAACTAGGACATACTAGAATCTATACTCAAATAAATCAAGTAGGTACAGTATCAGGTAGAGTTACATCTGATTTCCAACAGTTTCCAAAGTATGGAATTAATAAAGCTAATGGAGATCCGTTGTTTCATCCAAGAAAGATGGTAATTACTACACCTGGATACAAAGGTATAGCATATCTAGATTATTCTCAAGTTGAATTAAGACTTCAAGCATTATATACAATACTGGTTGGTAGTCCTGACTTAAACTTATGTCGTGCTTATATGCCTTATAAATGTAAGACAATTGTAGATGATGGTGATATAGGCTGTGATCAACATCAATACCATTATGAAGATTTTGATTATAAAAACCCAGAACATATTAAACACGCTTATGATTGGAAATGGTATTACGATGAAGATACTTCTAAAGAGTGGGTAGCAACAGATGTTCATGCTGCAACTACACACGTAGCATTCCCAGACTTAGATACAAGCAGTGACGAATTTAAAAAACTAAGAGGTAAAGTTGGTAAACGTGTTAACTTTGCTAAAAATTATGGTGCACAGTTTAGTAGAATCAAAGTAATGTTTCCAGATTATGATGATGAAACAATTCATAGAATAGATGATGCCTACTATACAGCGTTTCCAGGTGTTAAAAAGTATCATGAGTATTGTTATGAGATTGTTAAGTCTAGACCGTATGTAGCTAATCTATTTGGTGTTAAATATTATGGATTATCTGGACATAAACTTATTAATTGTTTAGTTCAAGGTAGTGGGGCTTATCTACTTAAAGGTAGAATTAAAGAAGTAGATGAGTATATCCAAGCTAATCATTTGAAATCTAGAATGCAAATGCAAATTCATGATGAAATAAGTTATGAAATATATCCTGGTGAGGAAGAACACGTATTAAAATTTAAAGAAATAATGCAAAAGTTCGATGGAAGTTATGTACCTATAGTTGCAGACCTCGAATTTACAACAACGAGTTGGGCAGATAAAGAGGAGTGTGATCATGTATGAACAACTCTAGATATGTCTTAGCACTAGATCCTAGTGGTGCATACCAAGAAGGATTAGGAACTACAGGCTGGTGCTTAATAGACCAAGAAACACAAAAAGTTATGAAGTTTGGATACATATATGCAGGTAATTATCCTTGTCAATTCCAATATTGGGATGCGCATATCGCATTAATAGATTCACTTGCAGGTTATCATCCTGATGTTGTCATAGAAGATTATCTATTATATGGAGATCGAGCACATGCACAGATTAATTCTAGATTGGAAACTCCACAATTAATTGGTATAATAAAATATGAGTCTTATAAACGTGGCTTATATATTTATATACAAACTGCATTACAAGTTAAGATTCGTTGGAATAATGATATCTTAGTTAATAAGCGTATTATTAAAAAGAAAGGCAGAAGTTATATGATAGGTGATACATTGTTATCAGATCATATAATCGATAGCATTAGACATGGTTTTCATTATATGACTTATAATAGTAAGTATAAAAGAGAGGATAAAAATGATAGAAGATAAGATATTAAATAAAGGGAAACTTAAAATTGCTGTAGAAAATGTACAAGCAATGTCACATGAAGATTATGCACTAGTAAGAAAAGATTATTTCGGTGCTAGTGATTCATCAATCTTATGTGGAGTTAATCTTTATAAAACTATGGATGATTTAATACAAGAGAAAACTAAAAAGTTTATTACAGCTGAAGAAAAAGAAGTAAGTGAAAAAGCCATAGTTAAAAAGGGCTATGATATAGAGCCTATCATCCTTGATAAAGCACAGTCAGAATTAAATACTGAAGTATTTAAACCAAAAGATATGTATACATTCTTAGATACTGATGGTTTAAGTGTTAATTATGATGGTGTAATAGATAAAGATGGTGTGTTAATACCTGTTGAAGCTAAGTTAGTTAGTAAGTACGGTGAAAAATATTATAATAAAACAGCTATGAATAATAATTTACCAACAATAAATGAACAAACAGATACTAGTTTAGAGAAACATATCAAGAAACAAGCATTAAAAATTGGTATTCCAGCATATTATTACACACAGGTACAACAAGAAATAGCTGGTTTAGATGCGCCACATGGTTATTTAGCAGCAATGTTTGATGACACATGGACATTTAAACTCTTCTATGTACCTCGAGATAATTATGTAATACAGTGTATAAAAGAATTGTGCAAACAAAATATAGATAAAATAAAAACGACTATTTAGTAATAGTCGTTTTTTTATGTAAGATATTACATCTCACAAACTAATTTCGGATTAACATCCTGTTATTAGTATATCATATTTTAATGTACGTGATCAATAGAATGTCTGTAGTAATGTCTTACTTTAGCATAGTGTCTATTGTATCTACGAGAATTAATCATGGCTGGTCTGATATTAGCTATGTCAGTATTAACATAATACTTACTTCGATTATATCTTTGGTATACTTTCTTATAAGCATTAAAGGCTCTAGTACTAGGATGGAAGTATATCTTTTTATATTTAGGTCGCCAATGACTACTGCTTCTAGCATAAGAATAATATGCTTTTGAACGTGTTGTTCTATTATATGTTCTTCTTGGATATGCTATAGCATATAAACTTGGAAATAAACTCTTTTGTTGATCGCCCTCTAGACGTTGTTTGACGGTACTAGCACGAGAGTTTAATGTACTTAAAGGATTTAGATCTTTTATATCTCTTTCGCCAAACAGTACGGCTAAAAATGGGTTCAGACGTTCTTTAACTTCTTCAAACGGATTCATTAAAAGTTTAAAGAAATCAAATACAGACAAACCTAATTTTAATATAACAGTCTTATCTCCTATTTTTATACGTAGATTACCTGATAATGCATTGCGGCGTAAGTAATCACTATTCTTTACATCTTCCCAATCACTTTCTGGACGATTCCAAGACAATCTCATAAGTGCTAATTGTGCACGTAATAATTGTGTGTTGTCTTCGAAACCGTTGTTTAAATAAAACATAAAGTTATTCATTGGGAATGTAGAGAACCAGAATATTTTTTCTAATACTTCGTGGATTGGACCTTTAACTTGGTAATCAAAATGTGTTTCGAATACCTTAGCTATTGCTTCGGAAAAGTCAAAACCTTCTGCATCCATTAACCTATATAATAAACCAAGGCGTCCTGTTTTTTCTATAAGTTCATTAGTATTTCTAATAATATTGATAGATGGTACCTTATTTAAATTATTAGACCAGATACGATTAATATAATCTGCCCAGTCTTCGCCTCTTCTACCTATATTTAATTTAGTCATATAACTATCTAAGGTAGTAGATAGCCCATCAACGGCACCAGATTTTTCAAACAAGTCCATAATCTTATAACGTAATTGATCTTTAGCAGATAGTTTATCTAATACTGTAATTACATTTTTACGATTAGGAAAAGCACCGTTTGCTACTTTTGTAATCTGTGCATTTATTTCATCGTACCATTGTATATCTTTTGCTGCTCGCCACTCGTATTTAAAGTTTTCTATTATATCTAATAAGCCACCGCCTGTTGCTTGTGCATTTTTAGTTATTAAAGTATCGACTGCATTTCTAAATAATGTACCTACAGATGTCATATAGATTTGTTTGAACGTACCTGTAACTGTTTGATTATAAAATTTTAATAGTGCAGGTGTGTCTACGTTTTTATTAACAGTAAGTACTATATTTCTATATACGTCGTGTGGAACTAGAATAGCGTTTTGTTGTATTGCAAACTCTAAATCTTTTCTGTTTTCTACTGTTATTTTAAATGCTTTATGGCGTCCAACTTTAGTTTCTTTAAGGACAACTGCATCATAATTACCTTGTTTAAATATATTTTTTATTTCTTCGTCTGTTGCGTCTTTGAAAATAGCTTGAACGTGGGAAGAACTGAAAGAAAAGTCGTCATTAAAGAATAACTGCTCGTATTTATTACGGTTATTTGTACGTTTAATCATCTGTACTGAACCAGAGAAGACACTGTTAACTAAGTCTGATGCTTTCTTACGTGGGTTAACTTTCATTTTGGTAAGGTCTTTTTGTAGATAATCAAGAAGTTTATTGTAACCATTTTCGCCTAAGATAGCGGTTTGTAAGTATGCATCACTCAGTTTGTAAATGTTATCTACACCATTTTCTCCAAATTTTCGATACGTTTTTTGTATCGAACTATCACCAAGTGCGTCTTGTAATCTCTTGTTGTTTAGTATAGCATCCCAAACATCTGCGTTCATTACTTCACCAGTAATTAAATCAACTGGAATATCTTGTTGAGAAAGTGGGATATAAGATCTATTTGATTCTAACACTTTGTTTATTACTTTATTAATTTGTTTATTATCTTCTGAATTTGATACTAAGAAAGGTAATGAAACTGTATTAAATGGATTATTATCTACGCGTCGAATTATATATAAATAATTATCATCATCTAATTTTAAATGTATATCAAAAAACTTTAAACCGACAGTATCTAAATCTTTTCTAAGTTTTCCAATAGTACGTAGTTCTTTAGGCATAACAATTAATAAAATACCGTCTGTATATTTATCGATGTATGTTCTTTTTTGTGCTGGTGTAAAACTAATAAAAGATCTTAGAGAATCAAGTTGACGCGTACGCTTAGCTTCTCGTGCAGGTTTAATCTGCTGTATGTATTTTTCAACAGCTGCTTTAAATTTACGACCGTTTGGTTTTAATCTATGATCGAAAGACGGTAATAGATTATTTAGAGCTTTTAAATTATTTAAAGCGTCGATGTCATTATTTATATAATGTGAAAATGCATTTCTAAAAGTACCTAATGTTTCAGGATCTTTAACGTAACGCATAAAATCTTGTTTGTATAATTCAGTTTGTATGTTGAATGTATCTTTAATTACATTACTAGTGTGTGCATCATAGACGTTACTTTCATTAAATAAATTTGTTTCAACAATTTCTGAAAGTTCAGTGTACACACTATCTGGATCTTTGTAGAAATCTAAACGATCTATAATATCGTGATAAGGTTGAAAAGCAGGATCGTTTTTATCTAGTTTAAATTTTATTCTATTATCAAGAATAATTTCAGAATTAATATAGCAATTTTTAAAGTTACGTATTTGCGGTCTTGTTAATACACCATCATATAACAGTACACTTTTCCACG